TACAGCACTTTTAAAGAAACAGTGGGCCCAAAATTTGAGTAAATTTGCTGGTGTTCCGTTGCCCGGTGGAGCACAATTAAATGCAGCTGCAATAATGAATGAAGCAATGAATGAATTGAATAACATTGAAGAAATGCTAAAGAAAACTCAAGAAATGCCACCAGACCCACTTATAGGATAAAAATGGCAATAAATCCTTACTTTTTAAAACACTCTGGTGAACAAGATTTAATTGAATCTATGACCATAGAAATAATAAAAACTATGGGTCAAGATTGCGTTTACATTCCAAGAGAATATCTTTCTATAGACAAATTATTTGGAGAAGATCCTGGCTCCGCTTTTCAAAAAGCATACACGTTAGAAATGTATATGGTAAATTACCAAGGATTTGATGGAACCGATATTGTTACTCAATTTGGAATTGAAATAAAAGATAAAATAACTCTTTTAATGGCTAGAAAAAGATTTAAAGAAGAGGTCATTAATAAAAATACTTCTGTCGCTAGACCAAGAGAAGGAGATTTAATTTATTTTCCAACTGCAAAATCTTTATTTGAAATAAACTTTGTTGAGCACGAAAATCCATTTTATCCTCTAGGAAAATTGTATTCATACTTGATCACCGCTGAGTTGTTTACCTATAGTTACGAAAAAATTAACACCAAAAATACTACTATAGATTCTTTGATGACTAGCACAAGAGGTCTTTCTGGATCACAAATAATACCAAAGAATAATGTGTTGGGCACCACGGCTGGAATCAATGACGTTGTAAACACTGAGGCTCAGGGATACACCTTTAACGCAAACAACCCATTTGATATTGAGGACTGCACATAATGTTTAATTATGTTTATAATAAAAATTTAAGAAAATTGGTTGTTGCCTTCGGTTCCCTTTTTGATAGCATATATGTCCACCATTCAAACCCAGATGGTGGAAATGATCTTGAAATAAGAGTGCCAATAACTTATGCTTCTCAAGAAAAATTTATAAGAAGATTTTTAGAACCATCATCCATTACCGATGGTGTTCGTGTTGAAACACAATTACCAAAAATAAGTTATATTATGACAAATATAACTCCAGATGCTTCAAGAAGAAGAAATAGAAATACTCCATTAATAAAAGCAAATACGGTTGGAAATGGTTGCTCAAATGCTGGAGAAATAATTACACAAGAAATTCCAGTAAACGTTGGTTTTAGTTTATTTTTATATACTAGGCATATTGATGATACTTTACAGATTGTAGAGCAAATAATGCCTTATTTTAATCCAGATCACATAATTTCTATGTCTCTGACATCATCTACTAATGTAAATATTCCAATAACAATGATTAGCAACAGCATTAGTGAAAAATATGATGGTGATTTTTCTAGCAGAAGAATAAACATTTCTTCATTCAACTTTGTTGCAAAAAGTTATATTTATGGAAGCACACAACAAATTACCACCATAAATAATATTGTGATTAGCGGGCTTACTGCTGGTTTAAATTTTGATTTATGAATAAAAATTTGTCATCTTTTTTTAATGTTCCACAAATTCCAGAAAAAAAAGATAATATTTCTGGAGGAACTTTTGATTCCCAATCTTTTCAAAAAGATTATGAATTAGTTCAAAAAAACTTTAAAAATTTATTAGATAATGGAAATGTCGCTTTAGAAAGTGCATTGAAAGTAGCAACAGAATCTGATAGTCCGAGGGCTTTTGAAGTTGTAGCAATACTGTTAAAAACAATTGCAGATCTCAACAATAATGTATTAGATGTGCACAAAAAAGCAAAAGACACAACACAACAAAAAATAGAATTAAAACAAACAAATAATTCAGTGTTTGTTGGCTCTACTAAAGAATTACAAAATCTATTGAATAAAGAAAGAAGTACGGATAAAGATGTTGTTGATGCGGAGGTTGTGAATAATGACGACAGAAAAGAATAATTTAGGATATAGAAATAATCCTCATTTAAAACTTCCGGGAGTAGAATTACAATACACAAAAGAACAGCTTGATGAGTATATCAAGTGTGCAAAAGATCCTGTGTATTTTTGTGAAAAATACATTAAAGTAAAAACTTTGGATAAAGGTATAGTGCCTTTTAAGCTTTATGATTATCAAAAAAAGTTTATAAGGGAAATACACGAAAATAGATTTGTTATTTCGAAGTGGCCACGCCAATGTGGTAAATCTACGTGTGTTACAAGTTATATTTGCCATTACGTTTGTTTTAATCAAAGTGTAAACGTTGCAATTCTTGCAAACAGATTAAAAACCGCAAAAGAAGAATTGTTTTCTAAACTACAGCTTGCTTATGAAAATTTACCACATTTTCTTCAACAGGGGGTCGTAGAATGGAATAAGACGAGCTTTAAACTAGAAAACGGGTCTAGAGTCATGTGCGATGCAACATCGTCTACAGCAATCCGTGGTGGCTCTTATAATCTATTGCTTTTAGATGAATACGCATTCTTACCCAGTCACGTTGCAGAAGAATTTTATACCGCGACTTATCCTACAATTTCTGCTGGTACTACTACAAAACTTATTATTGTTTCTACACCAAATGGAATGAATCATTTTCATAAACTTTGGGTAGATTCAAACAGACAACTAGGCCACAAATTAAAAAATAAATTTATTCCGGTTGAAGTTAATTGGAGAGAAACACCAATTAGCCCCGGAAAACCAAAATTAAGAGATGAAGAATGGGCAGCAGAACAAATTGCCAATACAAGCATAGACCAATTTGAACAGGAATACGGATGTAATTTTCTTGGTTCTTCAAATACTTTAATATCATCTAGTAAATTAAATGTATTGGCTTCAGAAGAAGCTATAGAAGAAGATTCTGAAGGTTTAAAAATTTTTAATTTACCTAAAAAAGATTCTGTATATTTTTTACAAGCAGACGTGTCTAGAGGACAGGGGTCGGATTATTCGGCTTTTACTGTTGTAGAAGGCAATTCTGTGCCTTACAAAGTTGTTGCCGTGTATAGAAATAATAGCGTTAGCCCGTTTGCTTTCCCGAATGCGATTAAAAAAGTTGGTGAACGATATAATAATGCCTATGTACTGGTAGAAACAAATGATATTGGCGGTCAAGTATCTTCAATTTTGTATAATGATTTGTTATATGAAAATTTGTTAATGACCAAAATTTCTGGAAGAAAGGGGCAGGTTTTATCTCAGGGATTTGCAAACAACAAAAGTGAACTTGGATTGAGAACTACAGCACAAACTAAAAAAATTGGCTGTGCAATTTTCAAAAGATTGGTTGAAGAAGACAAAATTTTATTAAATGATGAACGAATCATAAACGAATGTATGACTTTTGTCTCAAAATCAAATACATTTAAAGCTGAAGAAGGGCATCACGATGATTTAATCATGACTTTGGTATTCTTTTCGTGGCTTTCACGACAAGAATATTTTGCAGATTTAATTGATTCTGCCAAATTTAACTATGAAGAATCAAAAAATCCTGAAGATGACAATATTTTATTTATGGCGGGAAATAATGAATTGGACGACGATGAATTTAGTGACGGAACTGTTGTCTGGCGTAAAGTATAAAATTTTTTTATAAATAATATAGACCAAAAAGGACATTCATGCCAACTCTCAGTTCTTTTACTAGCCCAAATCAATTTCAATCTGAAACTGTGCCCAGCAATACACAGATCACGGCTGCTTATATTAGCGGAAAATCTTATGTGACTCCCACCTTTACTTCTGTAGGACCATCTAATGATCCAGGTGGAATATTTGGCTGGCTTCTGTATGCAAAAGCAGTTTTATCTTCACCCACAACCGGAGCAACCACCGACACATATTTGCACTATACAAGTCCATTTGCATTTATGACAGATTTGAATAAATTAAGTGGTGCAACTGGTTGTTTGATAAATTCTTCCGGAACAGCAAACACTTATGGATTTTTTATTGACGTTAATGATAATTCTTTAAACATACAAGACAGTGGAAATGAATTTATCCAACTACTGGATTATCTTGCATACGGTGGCGATCTCGTAATAGCTGGAAACACTTTGGGGCTATACAATTTTGAAACTGCATCAAATACACAAATTAATTTAATTTTAGGATTCACAGGTAGTGCATTCGCAAAAGGAATTACTCTTTCCCAAAAATGGTTGGAAAATGAGTCTCCAAATTCAATTGGTGTATTTTCTTCTCATTTAAATGGAAATGGTTACACAGCTCCTGCATATGTTTTCAGTAATGTTGCGTTTACAGCCAATGCTGTTGTAGCAGACAGGGTTGTAACAGTATATGGACAAAAGAAGAAAACTGATTTTCCAGTTTCATCATTAAAAA